TGAACTAGATAATGCTGATGTGGCAAAAGAAGCACTTATTGATGATGATGCAAACGATGCAGTACCTATTAATGATCCTGAGAATGTTGCATTGGTTAGTGTATTTGTAGTAGCATTAAATGTTAATGCAGTTGAGTCAACACGTACTGCTCTGTTTCCAGTAGTACCATCAGTAAATGCTATATAATAAGGTCCAGTTCCAGTAGTTGTATCTGTAACTGCTACGTTAGTTGCATTAGTTGCGGTAGTTGCAGTTGTTGCATTTGTTGCCCAACTTGATGTACCGAATAAAGATCCTGTAAATGCCGTTGAAGTTACTGATGTTAATCCTGTTAAGGAGGACGCCGTAGCTCCTAATGCGATATTAGTAGATCCTACCATTAGACTACTAGTAGCCAATTGACTACTTTGCACATTTGATAAAGTTCCACCCAGTGTAATAGTTCCAGTAGTAGTTATTGGACCACCTGTTAAAGTAATACCGTTTACTGTTCCTGAAGTGGCTATATTTGATACTGTTCCTGAACCTGTAGCTACTGTGATAGGAAATGTAGTTCCGTTTCCTTTTGTAAATGTTATTGTATTCGAAGATACAGATGCCGTTATTAGACTATTTCCTACAAAAGAAGCAGTGGATGCGAATGATGCACTTATCGAAGTTGTAGCAAAAGATGAACTTAAGGCAGTAGATGCAAAAGACGCAGATAAAGCAGGATTTGTAGATGTATAAATTGAGCCTGTTACATAAGATGCAGTAATTGCAAATGATGAAGTCACTGCTCTTGATGAACTTATTGCAAATGAAGCCGATGTGGCAAATGATGCACTAATTGCTGTAGTAGCAAATGAACTTGATAAAGCTGAAGTAGCAAATGAGCTACTTAATGCTTGAGTTGCATATGATGCAGTCCCAATTAATACTCCAGTAAATGAGCCTGTAAATGATCCAGTATTACTTAGAAATGTATCTATTCGGTTAACCGTAACAATTACCGATGGTATTCCTGGATGTACCCCAGTCGCTGATTCGGCTAATAACCGGGAGTTAGTATCAGCAGATGCCCACATGATTTGATAGTAGTCACCTATACCAGCAGTGGCAAACCAGTTCCACGCTGCAACTTCTTTGTCATTAATGCCAGATAGTGTAACTTTAGTTGCAGAATCTGTTAAATCTACACCGTTTCTTCTTAACCATATATCAATATAGTCAGTTCCGAAATCTGTTTTTTCTAATTGCGCTGAAAATTGGATATTATATACGCCCGCATTTTCAATTTTAATGTATGTATTAAATGGACTAGATGAACCTGATATAGATACACCATTGGTAATGTCAGTAGTATTTAGCGACATTGAACGAGGTATATTCGCTACTGGGTTTGTTTGTGTAGTTGTATCATAGAAAGCCCCATACGATCCAGTTGCAGTATTATAATATGTACCGGCGCCAGTTGATGATATAGTAACTTGGCCTAGTCCAGTTGTTGGCGACAAGGTAACATTTGATCCAGCAAATAACTGAGTAACGCCTCCATTTAAAGCATATGAAGCAGTAACGGCTCTTGATGAACTTATTGCAAAGGATGCAGTTCCTAATAATGAACCAGTGATTCCATTAGAGACAACAAGAGTGTTTAGACTAGCATCAGAACCTGATACTAAGATTTTTTTCCAGTTTGGCATATTATATACTTTTTATTGTGGTTAGATACACTCACTTATGCCGTGTGTGCGCCTACTTCCTTGCGGCCTACAATATTATTTATTATAAATATACCTATTTAGTCTTTGTTGTGGATTTGCTAGACTCAGCAGCCATTATTTTTTTTAGGCCTTCTTGTTTTGAGACTTCTTCTTGCTCAATCATTTTTTGAACTTCAGCTAGTTCTGTTTCAAGCTTAATTTGAAGTGATGCTAAGAACTTTGCGTCTGTGCCTTTTACAGTAACTAAATCTAAAGCCTGTCTAATAAAGTTTAATTCTCCTGGTTGGAGTTCTATTGAAACTATATACATAACGTTATTTTGCTTGATTTATATATTGATTTTGTAATTTCATTATTAGATTATAGACTACTTCTACTTGTTCTCCTAAGAAGGTAGTCTTTTTAAGTCCATCTAATAAAAAAGCCAACTCTTGAGCACTAAGTTGATTCTCAGTATCAAGAGTTGGAGTATTTTGTGTTTTTAATTGCGATGTTGTAAATGCCATAACCAGTATTATTATGTTTTATGAATAAATATAAATATCTCCTGTTGTTGTTGTCCACATGTTACCCATACCAGTTGTAGAACCTCCCCATGTTGGATCTGCTGCTGGAGCTGATGCTTGATTAACTTTTGCAGTTACCATGTATTCATCTGCAGCTATTGAAGTATTAACACCTAATACATCGTATGCTACTGCAAAACGACCATATGTGCCAGTAGATCCAGCAGAACCAGCTTCTATATAGAATGCAGATCCAGATCCAGCAGCATTATATTGAGCTACCCAACCAGAGTCTACAAGCGTATTAGAACCACTAGCTATCAATATAAGTTGATCTTCAACGTATAAGTTTGTGGTATTAATAAATGTTGTTGTTCCATTTACAGTTAAGTCACCAGATACTATTGTATTGCCTGTTACTTGTAATGTAGAACCATTAAATGTTAAATTAGCTTCACCATTAATAGTACCACCACCAGTTGCTGTTAGGACTCTATTATCAGCATTATTGTCAATCGCTGGTCCTATAGAAGATGCGGTCGTTGCAAATGAAGCTGAAGTAACAGCTCCACCATAAAATGATGCAGTAGAAGCAAATGATGCGCTTAATGCACTAGTCGCAAACGATGCCGTTCCTAATAAGCTACCAGTAAAAGCGGTAGATGTAATAGAAGTAATACCGCTAATAGTAGTAGCTAATGTTAGACTATCTGTTGATTCTACGGCTAAATTTGTACCAGCTAAATCTGTTAATAAGTTGCCGTAAGTAACAAACTTATTAGTTCCATCATTAATAAAAAATTGATCAGTAGATACTAAATCTGTTTTAGCTGTTGTTGGAAATGCTGCACTACCAGTAACACCAGTTAAACCTGCACCATTTCCAAAAAATGAACCACTGAAAGAACCAGACATTGATACTCCAGTAGCACCAGTAGTCGCAACTATATTACCAGTACCATTAACTGCCGTAGTAGTTAAATTACCGGGTGCACCAGTCACTAGTCCTGATGATAATGAGTCTACTTGTAAATTGGCTAAATTAGCACTACTTCCAGAGACAATGACTTTTTTCCATGTTGCCATTTGTAAAAATTGTTTATTTTGTTATTAATAAATATCTGTTATTCAAGTCCTACATAAAGAGATGATGATGTAAACCAAATTGCTCCTGCTGAAGTAGTACCAGTAGGATCCATTGAATGAGTTGCTATTTGTACAATGCTTTGACTTACAGTCAATACTGATTGCCTTGTTGTAAAATTTTTAACTATAAACAGATTACTAAATATAGTGGCATCTCCGCTAGCAGAGATATTAAAATATGAAGTACTACCAGATTTAATTAAAAATAGATTATTTATATCACTACTAACGCTCGCAGTAATACTTCCGATATCTATTTTAGCGACATCTATATTAATTAACCCACTACCATCACCACTGAATGAACCGGTAAATGAACCTGATATTGGATTAAATAACTGTTTACTTTTTACTTGAGCCATTCTTATGCAAATTTACCTATTCCTAATACTAAATCTCCTGAATCAAAACTATATCCTAATAATGAAGGATTTATAACTAATGTAGATGTACTAATACCATCTGTTGTAAAGCTAACTATAGCTGATTTTTCTATAAAGTTTCCATTTGCAAAGAAACTAAAATTATCAACACTGGTTGCTGGTAATCCTGATGGTGCAGATAACCATGTACCACTAAATGTCATAGTACTTGCATTTACAAAAGTACCCTGTAATTGTTTATTAGCAGCCAAATATCTTAACGTAGCAGGATTTAATGTACCAGTTGATATATTATATACAATATTTACAGAATCTCTAGCTGATATACTTTTTCCTGTAGCTGCAGACTTTTTAGCGCTTGTACTTGCAGTCTCAGTTCCGCTTGTTGTTTCAAGTCCAAATACAAGTTTTGATAAGCCATAAGACTTACTCATACCTGCAATTTTACTCATTTCTATATCTGGAACAAGGTAGCCATTAAGGGTTAGATTAAATGTGTTTCTAACCAGCCTATCGTCGCCTATATCGTAAGATAAATTGTCTTGAAATGATTCTATCGAACTATAAAAAAGGAAGCGATTAGGATCACCCCAGTAGCTTCTAGAAGCAAAGTTAAATGCTTCTATCAAAGTATCCATTTGTTCTACAAAGTAAGTCCAAACCATACATGTATATTCTACAGTTACATAGTCAGGAGTAATTGATACCATATATTCAGTTTCTGGTACTCTTGAGTTTAATACATTAAAGTTACTATATGCATTTCTACTCGTATATTTCTTTTCAAAGAATTGTAAATTATTAGCTTTATTACCGTCTATTTTATTACCAAGTGTTCTATTTTGAGTTACAGAGTTACGCTTAAACATAATTAAAGGAGCTAATAGCTTGCCTTTTTGATCTCTATAGAATCCATCTGCCTGTACACTTTTCCAATTTTCAGGAGTGCCATATAAAACAGGTACATTTACTCTTGTATTATTTTGTATTACATAAGGCTTTAAAACTTCATTAAAATAATACATTACTGCATCATCAATGTCTTTAATCCCAACTGAGAATATTTTACTATCTGTTGGTTTTATAGAATATTCTAAAGCTCTATTAAATTCAGGTTGACCTAGTTTTTGAGGCTCAGAAAAAACTTGAGATGGAGTACCTTCAGACGGAACATAAGGTATTTCAAGAGTTTTCATAAACTCTCTTCTATTCTGTGGTCTTGTCTCTTGTATTCCTCTTGACATTATAATATGTTTTGTTTAATACCTAATGCATCTGGTGATGTATAGTGTGCTTTTAGTATTATTGAATATGATGATCCAAAGTTATTTAGTCCATCTTGATAAGAATAATCATTATCTTTACCAAGTATTAATTGATTTTCATTTACATTATCAACTTGAAAAAATAATTCATTATAAAGTATTACGTCTCCTACTTCAGGAAAAACATTAGCTTCTATTAAATGATCTTTAAAAAATCTAAATTCTACTTGTCTAGTATTATCAGGACCAAAGTCAGATTGAGAAAATTCAAAATCACCTCTTTGTATTAAACAATTTATAAGTACTGGGCCTATATAGTTTTTATTAAGAGCTTCGCCATATGTATTTACTGGTGTATTTGATAAGACTACTTTATAATAGCCAACCATTTGAGATATAATATTCTCTAATACTTCTCTAGTTACTCCTTTAAATGCTGTTATATCTCTTGATGATCCGAATAATGCCATTTATTTAATTTTATGTTTATTATCCAAGAAAAATAAGTAATGGTACTTGATTAAGAGTATCATTCATTGATTGATTTTCAGATGCTTTTCTTTCTAATTGAGCTTTTCTAGTCATATCTTCTAATTCCATCCTTAATCTTTCTTTTAAAGCATTCTGTGCATTCTGTCCTTTAGATATAAGATCTCCTCCATTAAGAGTAGTTTCCGCTCCTGGAACTGGAATTGTATTATATTTTCCTCTTACTAATCCTAGTAACTCTGATGCTAATGCTAATGTATACTCATATATCCACTGTCTACCTGGTCTATTAATTTGAGAGTATGTCATTGTTCCATATGGCGCATTAGATGGATTTGTTACAAGATTTGTACTGCCACTAAATGGACTATTTATAACTGGATTTGATACTTCACTTTGTTTTGAATATCTAATCCATAATTTACCATCATCTATTTCTGGTATTGGGAATATTTTCAACTTATTATTGATGATTTCAAAGGTGAATGCGCTTCTACGTACAGTATTTGACATCTCAATCTCTTGTATTCTTTGAATGTCCCAGTATACCGGAAATAGAGTAAAGTTTAGACCAGGAGAATAACTAGACCAACCAAAATTTTCTGTGGCTCCTTGATAGTTTATAGATCCTCCAATAAATGGATCATAGTACTGATTGATCGCCGGCATGCCTTCATAGTATACTTCTTGTATTTCTATTCTATCACCGGGGCGTATCCAACTTTCAGTAAGAGCGATAAACTGTACATCATAGATTTGCACATTTCTTTTAAGTGTAATTGATCCTGAATACCAAGTAACATTACCTCCAACTCCAGCAACAGCTCCATAAGAGTCTGCTATAGTTACAACGTTACTTAAATTAGGCACTACTACAACATTATTCAATAAAGATGCGGTAGGAGCTCCTTCAATCGTAAGATAATTATCTTTAATTTTAGATTGATAAACTTCTAATGCATATGTAGATACGGCTTCTTCAAAACACGCAAATAATTGAGTATCTTGAAGTTCAACGTCCATTATAGGATATCCTAATTTTTTAGCACAATAGTCTGCTACTCTTACAGATTCACTTGCAAATTGTAAGTCTGTATCATATAAACCAAAAGGTGTTTTACCTGGAGCAAAAGAAGCACTACCTGGCCATATTATTGGATTTGCCATTATTTTTACTTATAAATATTGTAATATTGTATTATTATTACTTACTATATTCATAATCTAGTATTTTTCCTACTAGATCTGAACGATGATTTTCTTTGAGTTTAATCCATTTAACTTCATCAATCTTTTTAGAAAGCTCTATAGCATATGCTAATCCATTAGCTTCACCTGTTTTTATATCTGATTGATCTAAGTCTCCGTTTATTATAATCTTTCCAGTTTTTCCTAAACGTGTAAGAATCGCTAGCATTTCATGTTTTGTTATATTCTGAGCTTCTTCTACGATTAAAACATCATCTATTGTTTTACCTCTAATAAACTGTATTGGTAATGCTTTAATTTTACCATTTGTTATAAACTCATCTACTTTAACTGGATCGTAGCATTTAGATAAGTTTTCTTGTAATGCTTCAATATATGGATTGAATTTATCACCTAAATCTCCTGGTAAATAACCAAGTGTTTTTCCAACTTCAATGGTTGCTCGTGTTACAAATAAGTTTTTAATTTGTTTACTTAATAAAAACTCTAACCCAGCTTGCGCTCCAACTAAAGATTTACCAGAACCTGCTCTACCTGTTATAATAACAATTTGATTTTCTATTATTAATCGTTTTGCTTCTTTTTGTTCTTCATTTAATTGAAGTTTATTAATTGCCTTAATTTCACCTTTGCGTTCCCTATTTGGTCTTTGCATATCTATTTATTTTTGTAAACTAATAAAAGAGCTCGCTCTTTATTTTGTATAAATATCAACCATTATACGTAAAATAAAAAAGCCCGCAGAAGCGGGCTTTTCTTTTATTTGTTTACTTAATCATTTACACGATTTGCAAATCAGATATAAACAAGTTAGCGTAGAATTCTGGACGAACCATAGTCATCGCGTAACGAGTCATGATACCTTTTCTTGGTGTAAATGTATTTGGATCGTACACTAGAGGAGTCATGATCAATGGAACGTAAGGAGCATATACAGCACCAGACTCCAAGAATTGATTACCACGGAAACCCATCAAGATAACGTTCTCAGTCATATAAGGATTCTTATAAACTTTGTAACGGCTATTTAAAGCACCGATTTTTTGAACACCAAATGCATATTTCATTGTATCTGCTGCACCGTCAGTATCAGCTGCAAATCCTGGGATTGATTCAAGAATTGTTGCAACAGCTGGAGAAACTACCATAAAGTTAGCACCACCACGCATTGTTTTCTGGTGAATAACGTTAGATAATTTTTGAAGCTTAATACCAATAGTTTGGAACCAACTCATTTGAGTGTAATAAACACCAGAAGTGTTAGAAGTAAATGCAGTACCAGCAGCATTGATTTGATCACCTACTTTAGCAGACCAGAAATCTCTTGTTGGAGCTGATTGAATTAACATATCCAATACTTCAAGATCAATTTCAAGAGTGATGTACTCAGAAAGAATACCAGTCAATTCAGCTTCAGCATCCAAAGAATGGTAAGCGTTAAGATCTTGTGCAAATTCTGGAGTCCATTGTGCTTTTAACTTACGTGTTTTAGCAGAAATCGTTTGACTTACCATTTGTACGTTAACCTCTGGGATAGCGATTGAAGATGGTGAGTAAGCATTCGGTACAGATACACCTGCAGCAACAGTACGATCTTCAAAGTCACCCATTTTGTTGAAATCAGTAGCTTTATTGTAATTGATTTCATATGTTCTACCATCAGGAATAGCAGCAGTTGAACCAGATACAAAGAATACAATATTACCGCCGCTTAAAGTTGTAGCTTGAGCAATAGTATTTTGAGTTCCTACAATAGATCCAGATATGATAGAGAAAGCTCTAACTCCTAGTGGGTTAAAATTAGGTATTGATGATGTTGGTATAGCAATTGCTTTGATTTGTTGAGCAGCAATTGATGCAGAGTAAGTAGTGTCAAACTCAAGATTTAACAAAGATGCAGAAGTAACAGTACCTGTACCTGATCCGCTAAATACGTTCAAAGAGTAACCAAATTTACCAGCACCATAAAGACCACCAACAGTATCGTTACTAAAACTAGTACCAGTTCTGTTACCATACAAAGAATTACCAGCAGTAAAACCTTCAGGGTTTGTAGTACCATATTGGAAATCTAGATAGAATACTAGACCAGCAGGTAAGTTCATTGGTTGAACACTTACGAATTCTTTAGAAGCCAATTGACCAAAGATCTTACGAACCAATGGTAAAGCTACACCAGCCCATTGTTCACCGTTACCAGCAGTAAATGTTGCGCCATTGCTAACACCGCCTGTAGAAGATGAAGATTCAGTTACTAATTGCTTAGATTGGTTTTCAAGAATCATTGCCATGTTTCTTGCATCATGCTCGTTCAAGTTCTTCAAAAGACCTGATTTGCCCCATTTTTTAACTAGGCGTTGAGCAACTGTCAGAGTCGACGTATACGCGTTCTGAGCAGATTCTTGTAAAAGGGAATTTACTAGATTCATTTTGTTTGTTTTTTGTTTTTAGTTTTTATAATTTTGTTTAGATTAAAGTCCTGCTAGTTTTTGCATTCTTGCAATAAATGGATCAGACTCTACTGTGTTTGTTTTTTGAGAGTATCCAGTTGGCTTAGATGCAAAACCGTAAGATTCTTTTATTTGCGTTTTAGGAGCTGCTGTTACTGATTCGTTAATTGTAGCATATACATTTTTAACTTCTTTAACATTTGTTGCTCTGTCAAAAGCGTTCAATACTTTTACTTTTTGTGATTCTGTAAGAGATTTTGATTTGAAGATTTTATTAACGTAAAGAAGTTTTGCATTCAAAAGATTAACTTCATTAAGCTCAGCTCTCATTTCTTCAATAGCTTTTTTAGCTTTTTCAAGTTCTTTTTTAGCTTCTTCCATTGAATGATCGTCTTTTTTCTTTTCTTCCATATAATCATCAGCTTCTTCCATTTTCTCTTCTTGATCTAATTCAGCTAAGATTTCGTCAAGTGAAATGCTATCATCTTCAGAAGCTTCCATGTCAGACATTTCTGATTGATTACCCATTGCTGCTTTAATTGCATCAACAAGATCTCCAAGAGTAATATCTACAACTTTAGTTTCTTCATTAGATTCTTCATCTTCCATTTCTTCTGATTCTTCTTCCTCTTCAGACTCTTCGTCTTCTGATTCTTCTTCTTCAACTTCTTCTTCCTCTTCTGCTTCATTTAAAGTTTCATCCATGTCATACATTTCTTCCATTTCCATGTCTTCAAGATCGTTTTCCATCTCTTCTTCATCTTCCATTTCAGTCATTGCTTCTAGTTCTGCTAAGATTTCATCAAGTGCAGTTTCGTCTAACATTTCTTCTTCCATTGGCATGTCATCCATTGAAGAGCCGTCATCTGCAACATTCATTTTTGAAGTATCCATGTATTCAGCTTCTTCCATTTCTTTAGCTTCATCATAAGCCATTTCATGTTTACTGCCGTATTCTTCATCTAGATCTTCTTCAGATTCTACAATGTGTTTTTTCAACATTGCTTTAATTTTTGGTTCGAATGCTTCCTGAATTGTAGCTTTTGCATTGGCCATTGCACTAGCACGTACAGCTTTAGCATCAAGTACCGCTTGTTGGTAAATGTTTTCCATACTTTTTTTAATTAGTTTTTTTGGATTGTAATTGCCTATTAGATTTGAGAGAGGCAATATTTAGAATTTTGTATATAGCGCTATATTAGAAAATAGCACATCTGATCATAAATATATACATTTTTCTACAAATCAATTTTTTACAAAAAAAATACGCTATAAAAGCGTATATTTTTATTTTTTTATTAATTTATGCAACAAATTCCAGATTGAGAACAGATTAAATCTCGAATCATTATGTGAGCTTTTGCGTATCGATCAACTTCTTTTTCGTAAGATATTGACTCTTTTAGTCCTGCTTTTCCTTCTGGTCTCATATAACTTCCAAAGTTTGAAGGAGTGGAAACAAAGTCCCAACATATAATGTCTAAATCATCTTCTACTTGAACTAGACCTTCTCCTATCTGAGTTACTGATCCCATAGCTCTTGATGATATGCCTACAGATAAATTATTTTCAAATAGTTTTTTTAGAATATCTCCAGATGGTGTAGGTAATATTTCTACTTTGCCGTAAAGATCTTTTCCTTCCCACCAAATATCTACAATATTATGACTTACATTTTTTAAATTAATTATAGAAGATTCTGGATGGTCTAATTCACCATATGCTCTACGTTCTCTAATAGGACCATCTGCATATTTTTTAGATTGCTCCATTAAAATATCAAATGGATAGACTCTTCTGTTGGCATTTGGAATATCAGCAGACGATAATTTACCAACAACCATTATAGTTCCATTCGAACCATGAACGCCTTCTTTTAAAGATTGTGTAGGTTTAAATATTGAATATTCTACAAGTAATTGTTTGCTCATATTAAATGTCTATTGTTTCGCCTTTGTTAAAAGCTGTTTTTAATTCTTCTTTACCTTTTCCGGGTATTTTATTTATTTTATTAAGAACATCACTATTGTGTTTTGGATCATTAGTTTTTACAGTAGTAGCTTCTTTTTTAATGTTCTTTTTCTTTTTAAGAAGTTCCATTATTTTTTTAATAATAGCATCTCTTTTATCTTTAGCTTCTGTTACTTCAGGTTCGTGTTTTACTATTTCTGGAGCGATATCAGGTTGTTTATCCATTTCTTTTAAACGCTCTATCATATTAAGTTGATAATCTTTAATATTACCATTTGGAAATTTTATAGATAGAGTATCACCAACAATGCCATCAAGTATGCCTTCACCATCAGGAGTTTTTATTTGTTGACCAACGGCATAACTATGATGCACATCTTCATTCAGTTTTTTTTTAAACACAAATGATAAAAGAGACTCCATAATTGCTAAACCTTTTTGGTTTTTTGCAACGCTTTGCATTTCTTTTACGCCTTTTGGTTTTCCTTTTTTATTTTCTTTTTTTGTAGCCTTTACATTAGCTTTTGCAACTTCGACACCTTTAACTTTTTTCATTTGATTTTGCTCATCTTTAAAGTTATTATCTTTAATTGGAGTCATTTTAAGCTTCTCATCTGCCTTATTTACTTCTTTAGCATTAGATACTACTACATCATCATACGCACGTGGATCTTTCTGTAGCTTTTTAACTACTTTCTTGACTGTATTTTGATAAGACTCTGCATCTATTTTATCAAGTTTTTCTAGCTCAGAATTGATAGCTTTATTTACTAATATAGGATTTAGTCTATCGATTTCAAGATGAAAATCTTTTTGTTCAGTTAAAAACCCAGTAGATGCGTTTAAATCAAAAGTATCAGTATTTTTATTTTCTACTACTGCTTCTTTTATAACGCCTTTATTTTTTAAAATACTAACAGCATCAGTGTATGAAGTCAGATTAGTAATCCATGGTAGATTAGAATCTTTACGAGCTTCATATAAAAATTTCTCTTTAGAAATTTCTCCAGCTCTATGCTTTGCAAATAGATTTGCTATTGTCATCTTTATATTATTTTATAGTTGTTTTTAATTATCTGCCTTGTCCTCTGTATTTCTTTGGTCTTTTGGTATGCTTATTATATGATTTTTTTGCTGTACCTTTTTTCTTTACTCCAAATGTAACTTTAGCTGATTGATTAGAACTTGTTTTTGTTGCCATTTATACTATTTTATTTTTTTGCAATTTGAATAAATCTCTTTAATATGATTTATTATCTCATGTACTCCTTTTAATGTTGATTTCATTTCTTTGATTTCGCCATCAGTATTAAGCTCTTCTTTTAATTTACTTAAATACTCTGTCATTTTTGCTATGTCTTTTAGATTTTTTCTCACAATCTTAACACCTTCATGGTATTGTTGTGATTTATTTCTAAGCATTGCTTCTTTTTTAAATGACATATAGCCTTCTTTCAATTCTTCTTGCTTTTCTGCCCAAAGAGCTTTGTATTGCATTCCACCAGTAGATGGTCTATTTGGAATTGAAGGAGCTGGAGTAAAACCAAATTTGTCTACTGCGTAATTCTTTTTAATCTTACCAGCAGCTAATTTTGGCTCTTTATCTTTTTTATCTTCTGCATATGGTGCAGCATATTTCTTTTTTGGCACATCTAATCCAGGATTATAAGCCATACCTCCACCAGAAACTGATGTTTCTTCCATATCAACTGGGCTATCAATCATTGCATTAGCTTGATCTATTGTCATTTGTCCTGACATAATAGCATCTACTAGTTTATCAATAAGATCTTGCATCTCTTGATTTTCTCCAGTACTCATAGCATTTTCGTCTTCACGAAGTCTATAAACCATAGATTGCATTGATTCTAAATTCATTTCTGTGATTTTTTAAGTTCTTCTATAAGATCTATATACTGTAATAATCCAGAAATAGTTTCATCTTTTATGCTGCTGCCTTCTTTTATAGGTGTAACTAGTTTAACCACTTCATCAAGTTTAATTTTCATTACTTGATCTGAGATTTTAGCAGATAGTTTTTGTAAATCTGTCTTAATTTCTTGTAGTTGTGTGTTTACAAAAGAATTAAGTTTTGTTGTATCAGATACGCTTGTAATATATGTTTTAAGAACATGTTTTTGTCTTTCTGATAAACCTTGATACTTATCGTTAAATTTCTCAACAAGTATTTTATATGTCAATAATCTAATCTCTTTATCTTCTTTCATTAAGTCTTCTACTATACTCTTAGAAGCTTGCATGTCTTCAATTTTAGATTTTGTTACATGTTCTAATATAACAACTTTATTTAAGAAGATTTGTTTAGCGTCAATATTCTTTTGTATTTGAGATTCGAATATATTAAAAATAGATGCGTATGTTTTGTAATTATCTACTTTTGCTTTAAAAAACTCATTAATTTCATAATTAGCTTTAATTTCTCTAATTAGATTAAATTTAAGTTTTTGGATAGCCTCTTTATTAAGTTTAGCATACTGTTCTAATACTGTTGTAATAAGCATATTTGCTTTTGTTTCAGACAACTTAGGACTAGTTACTATGTTATTATATAAAGCATATTCTCTACCTAATTCGGTATTAGAAAAATACTTTTTAAGTATCTTTACAGCCTTGGAATCTTTATTAGCTACTAAATCAGCTGTAGTTTGTCTAACTAACAACTCAAATAGTATTCCTGAATTCCTATATTTTGAATGTTTTATTGATGCCATATTTTGAATGGATTCTATTAATAAATATATCTAATTATGATTCGGTTAAATCTTCTTTAATGTTTCTTTCATCTAGCAAGTTATTATCATCAACACTTGCTTCAAAAAGATTAATTTTTCTATTTGAAAATATCTTTCCTAGACTCTCTTTATTCTGAAAATAAACGGCTTTTGTGCTTTCAAAACTCAAAGGACCGCCTTTATATTCTGATCTTTTAAAAGAATCTTCACCTTTTTCTGCATTAGATTTCATTCCATATCTACCAATAGCATCTCTTCCGAATGCACTATCATCTGTTCTAAATGTAGATTTATATTTTTCTGGACGTCCTGGTAATTTAACTGGTTCTGCAGGATCATTTTCATTATATCCAGGAGGCACATGTAACGCTGTCTTTCCTCCATATAAACCAGCAATTTGAGAAGGAGTTCCAAATGCTTCACCTGATTCTAAAGGATCATTTCCTTCAGTTTCAATTTGATCGTATCTAAATTTATTTTTTAAGTCTTGTACAATCATATCTTCAAGTTCTCCAAATGAATCTGGAGATAGATGGAAAATATTCTCCCATATGTATTCTCTTGGTAAAATATGACCATCTATAGCTTGAGTTGCAAGATCTATTTTTTCTTTAAACATTGCAATCCTTTCTTGATCATAGATAATGGAAGGATTAGTTAAACTAAGGCTAAAATTAGCCATAGATTCATCTGTATAACCATTTGCATATAAATGAACAAGCGCTATTTTTTTAAGTTCAGAAACTATTATTCTTTGTAATCTTTCAATAGTACGAGCAAATCTAATATCTTCTGCTGCCAATGTTGCTTTACCAGTAAGATCCTTTTCATATCCCATGAAAGCTTTAGGAATCTTTAACGCAGCAAATAATTTCTCTCTAAAGTATTGAACGTCTTCAATAGCGTTGTATTCTAAACCTTTCGCAGTATCAATTCTTGTAGAAGTATCATTACCACGAACTGGGATAAAGAAGTCTTCTAGTAGATTTTGTTGGTTATATTTTAAGTTATAATTTCCAGTATGAGGATCAATAAGAGGAGTTTTCTTCATCTTACTAATCATCTTTTGTACATAGTTTTCAACCTCATTTGGAGGAATTGCTCCTACGTTTACATAGAATGTTCTTCTTTCTGGGGCACGAGTAACTCTATGAATTAGCATCGCATCTTCAATAAGGGTATATTGTTTAAATAGTTTTCTTGCTGGTTCTAAATAAGATCTACCATATGGAAGATAGTTAACATCACCTATTAATCTAAAGTGAGCCATTTCATAGTTATCAAACCATACGCCGGGATCTTGATTATTCATAGCTGATGTGTAACCTGAAGTAGAAGCCAATGCTGCATTCGGATCAAATTTAAATCTTACTTCATTCGGATTAGTAGGATTATAGCCTTCTTGACGAACTATATTAAATGCAGAGAATGGTATTACATTGTAAACGCCATATTCTTCAGAAATTTCCATCT